ATCGTCGCGGCGACAGCGGCACGGGTCGAAGACTGAAGGGCATTAGCATCGAGGCCAGCCGCGGCCTTGCTGATGCCAGTACGGTTCTCGCGCAGTTCGTCCATGTAGGCCAGCATAGGGAACGCGGCCTGGCCGACGAACGGCTGGTTGAACGGCTGCACCATGCCCGGCGCGCGCATACGGATGATGCCACCGACTTCGGTGTTCATCACGTCTTCAAGGTTAACCTGACCCTCAACGACGGCCGTGCGCGGGTGAATCGACTGCGCCAGGCTGTCGAGCATATTGCGCAGGATGTTCGACTTGATAAGCTGGATGTCCATAACGACATCCGCAATCGACAGGCCGAAGAAGGTGTGCGGCTCGGGGTCCGGGCAGAACGACACGAACGGGATCAGGTCGCAGCGTTCGTTGTGCAGGATTTTGTAAGCGGTGCCGCCGACGCAGACGCGGCGCAGTTCGGCAATGCCGTCGCCGTCCATGTCTACTCGGACATACGCTTCGATATAGAGGACTTTGCGGCTTGCAACGTCCGTGCGACCCGCGCCAAGAATCGTTGCGTTCGGATTCCGGTCGAAGGTCTCCTGGTTGCCTTCGAAGTCGTCCTGTGTTTCGTAGCCAAGGTTCTCGATCTCGTCCATCTCGTACCCCATCTTCACGAGATCGGATACGGTCACATAACGGCGATGCGCGACAAACTCCGCGTCTTCGATGTTACGGGCGCGGCGGTCGATAAGAAACTCTTCAGGCGGCACGGCGGCAACGCAAAGCCGGCCCTTCTTGGTCTTGCGGCGGATCGTGCAGGAATATTCGGTCGGCTTCGGCACCATGATCTCGACGCCATCCGGCCCCATCATGGCCATCTCGCCGGTTTCCATCTCGACTTCGACGATCTCGACATCGGGATCGGCCGCGAGAACGGTGTAGGCTTCCTGGCTCAGACCTTCAAAGTTGTAGGTCTGCACGTCCTCGTCTTCGTTCCACCAGACCTTAGCGATACCGTTCTTGCGGACGAGCGCGTCCTTGAACGTCTCGTAGCAAACCATGAACAGGTTGTTATCGCGGGTCAGGCAGTAGTTGACGTAATCCGTCGCCTGCTCGGCGTTCTGAATATCTTCCGGGCCATTCGGCGCGAACTCGACGACGTTGCTCGAACCGAAGAACACGCGCATGATAGATGGCATGATGGCCTGCACGGTATCGCGCACGTCCATTGAGACGACCTGGCTGCGGCCCTCTTCTTCGTTGCCGAACGGTTCGCCCTTATAGTATTGCCCGGCGGTAGCGCGCTCTGGGCTGACTACATCGTCGATGAACTGCTGAGCGTCGTCGATCTCGCCGGAAACGATACCGTGAAGCTCGTCCTCGGTAACGCCGCCTTCTTCTTCTGGCGCCTCGACTTCAACTTCCATGCCGTCTTCCATCTCGAAAGAGATTTCGGTGCCGTCTTCGAGCATCATCTTCTGCTCGTCCTCGGACATCATGTCCTTCTTGGTCGGCTTGGAGTTATTACGATACGCCATGCGGCTATTCCTTACCACTTAACTTTGTTGGCCCAGTAAGCCGCTGACATCTTGCCTTTGGCAATGTTTTGTGCGTGACGCGCCTTGAATGCGGCGTTGCGCTTTGTTCCGTCCGGCGACCCGCTAACGCCCTGCTGGCCGAAGCGGATCGTCTTAACCTGGTCGCCTTCCTTAGCCACGACGACATGGCTCTTCGTCGGGTGGCTTGGCGTCTTCTTCGGCTTGTTGTAACCGGAGACGCCAGCGCGAGTAAGGCGGCTGTCTTTCTTCACTTCTTCTTCGCGGCCTTGCGACCTTCCGACATGGCGATAGCAATAGCTTGCTTACGGTTCTTAACAACAGGACCGCCCTTGCCGCTATGGAGAGTACCAGACTTGTACTCACCCATCACTTTGCCGATCTTCTTCTGCATTTTGGTTGGCTTCTTCATCACCAGTCTCCGGTTGATTAGGACCGTATAGCACGGATCGCTGCGCAAGGTAAACAATTGCGCGATGTAGAATGTCAGGACTGTCGTTGGCTAGACCGATAAGCTTATTACACGCATGGCACAAGATGCCGCGAACGTGTCCCTGACTATGACAGTGATCTACGACAGGCTTATTCGGCCCGGTTCTTTCTTTACTGCCCAGTTCAAAGTCTACGCCACAAATCGCGCAGCGATGGTCCTGCTCGTCAAGCATTCGTATGAAGTCGGGCAACCGCATACGGTATCGCGTCCATAGGTTTCCTCTAAACCTAACGAGACGCTTCGGCGTCATATCTTCCATGCAAGCCCCTCAGCCCACTTGGGCCAGGGTTATACACTGTTTTATTCTATTTGGAAATACGGGTTTAGGAACGGGGGCCGGCGTGGAGAAAGCACCGACCCCCGTTCGGTCGTAAAGCTGGGGGAGCGAGACCCTGCCTTACGGCTCAACTGCGTCGGAAAGGAGACAACGCAGGAGCGGATGCGATAGTCTACTACAACTATTCAGGCTACACAACACCCCGGATGTTACGGCGCAGAGACCCCTTAAACGCGCCAGTCATCGAGTAGCCGTGCATAGCGGTGGCAACGTCGGTAGCCAAGCACAGGCACACGGCGTCCGCCTTGTCCGGCGACCCGAGGCCGCGCTTCTTCATGGCCTCTTTGCTCTCGACCTGCATCTTGCCAGACGACGTAAAGGTATATCGCGGCGCTGCCAGTTCCGCGAACAACTGCTCATCCTTCGGAATTTTTACGTCGCGGTTGGCTAGCCAGGCTTTGCACTTGAACCACAACTCGGCGCGGAGATTAGCATACGTCCCCTTCATTGCAGGACTTTCTGCAACGTTGATGCCCCGTGCCGGCAGGCCCAGTTCGCGCAAGCGGTCAAGCACACCAGCCCCAAGACCGATGGAGTCAACCAGAATTTCGACTGGCTGACGGCTGGGCGGCAGCGCCTCATACTCGGCCACGACGGCGCCCGTAAGCTGCATCAGGTCGAGACCCTTCCAAGTCTGCACTTCGTCCACCACCGGACCCCGGCGCTTGGCAAGCGCGCTGGCGTCGCTGCCCATACGCGCAACGTCGAGACCCCACACGGCCGTAGCATTCTCGTCGATCTTAATCTCGCGGTTCATCGCCGCGTCGATCAGTTCAACCGGAATGACTGTATCTTCTTCACGCGGCGGGAAGTTGCCCAAGACGCGGACGTGATAGGCCGGGCTGTCTTCGCCGTAGCGCAGTTTCATTTCATTGACGAACGCCTCACTGACGCGGGGGCTGTCAACGCAGGAAACATGGAACGTCTTCCACTCGCCCTTCAGGCGGTTGTGGGTGTCATAAAATAGGCCGGTATTTCGGGTCGGGTTCCCAAGCAGCAGTGTGGTCGCGCTGTGGCCAGACATAGAACCAGAAGCCGCTTCGAAAACAGACTCAGGGATACCTGATGCCTCGTCTGCCACCAGTAGAACGTTGTCGGCGTGGATACCCTGTAGGGCTTCAGGCGTCTCGGCGCGGGAGGTTCTGGCAGAGATGAACGCTTCGCTAGGCGCTGCTTTAAGTTCGATACGATCACTCTTCACCTCGATCAGTGTCTTGAGGATGTCCGGCAGTTCGTTGACCCATCGCTTCAGTTCCGCGAACATCGCATCGAAGAGCTGAGCCGATGTCGGCGCAGTGACGACCACCTTCACCGGATAGCGCGTCAAGAAATAATGCAACATCGCCCAGGACGCTGCTGTGGACTTGCCGACCCCGTGGCCTGACCGCACGGAGATACGGCGGTGTCCGGCGCTGATGGCCTTCAGAAACTCGATCTGCCACGGGTCCGGCGTCGTGCGCAGAATGTCCCGCACAAAGCCCACTGGGTCATCGCGGTACTTCTTCAGGAACGCCAGAAAGAAGTTCGGCTCGGCCTTCGTATTCTGCGCCATTAAGTTGGCGGCTTCTTTCGCAGCGGCTGCGGCGCGGGTAACTGTCGGCTTCTTGGTCTTGGGCGCGCTCATGCTCTCGGGTTCCGTCGCAAAAATGTTCACCGAAGTGTGTAGCCGCTGCGGCACAGTAAGCCAAGTGCGCTTCTTCCGGTGTGTCAAAAGACCCTATGTGTAGGCGTTTAGCGTCTAACTTTATCCTAGCGATCCACTTCTTCGTACGCTTCTCGAAGGATACACCCTTGTACCCCGACGTGTTGTTTTTTCTTTTCGCGGAATTACGCAGGTTTTGCAGCGCGGTTGCTTCGCGTAAATTAGCGATACGGTTATCGGAGCGGTTTCCGTTGATGTGGTCAATCTGGCGCTCAGGCCAGCGGCCATGTACCATTAGCCATATCAACCGATGAGCTAGGCATCTTTGATAGTCCACACATACGACTACGTATCCATGGGATAGTGTACGAATGGGCTGGCCCGGCGGGATCGCACCCCGGCGTTGTTCTTTCCAAGAAAGGTGTCCGGTGTTCGGATCGTAACGCAAAAGTTCGCGTGCGCGTTCAGCCGTTAGCATGAATTCCCTCCCCGTTTATGATGCGGCGCACTGTTACGTGGCTCACGTACATTCCGTGCCGCTTCTGTACGATTCGCTCTATGTCCCGGAAGCTATAGCCCTTCAGGCGCGCCACCTTAATGGTTGTGATAGCGTCTTGCTGTTCCGGGTCCGGTTCGAGACGCGCGCCGCGGCCCGATCCGATCTTACGGAAACCAAACGGCGCGTTGCCCCCAAGGTGGCCGCCGGCCTCTCGTTTGGCGCGTCGGCCGGCCAGTGTGCGCTCCTTGATACGACGGCGCTCTTCTCCACTAAAGACGGCGAGGATTTCAATCATGAACCGGGCGAATGGATTCGACTTGTCCATTACATCGCCAAAATCAGCGATGATTAGCCGAACGCCGAGTTCGCTCCAATCGTCAATGACGTTCAGTGCGTCCCTGGCGTCCCTGAACATTCTGTCCAGTTTCGAAATGATAACGGTATCACCTTCTCGAAGGAAGGCGAGTTTGCACCCTTCGGGTCTATTAAAAAGCGACACACCGCCCGATACGCCTTCTTCCCGGTATATGTGCGTTAGCTCTAAACCGTAAGACATGGCCGCGCCCGTTACTCGGCGTGCCTGGTCGTCAAGGCTGGTTCCCTCTACTTGATCTTCTGTTGAGACCCGCGTGTACCCGTAAACGTTACTCATGTCGTCTTTCTCCTTAGGTGTGCGCATCTCTAACACTAACTCTAACAACAATACAGCCAATTTTTTATGGAATTTTCCGATCAAGATTGGCGTGTTCAATCGGAAATCCCGCATAAATCGGTGTCTGTCAGGTTATACGCACGCCACCCCCCGCGACAGGCGGGGGCCGGGGGGGGTAAATTTGTAATACGCGCGGGCGCCCAGGCGCGCACAGATAAGAAATCTTTTGATTTCCAACACTTTGCTAGGTCGATTGCCTGTTAAGCCGGTAAAACGGGTTGGCAAATTGGTTCAGACGCGCACGACAGGTGCAAGCTGTTCCTGTGCGTCTCCACCGGAAGATAAAATTAAATCCGTTTGTTTCCAGCCATTTGTAAAATAACTCAGGCAAACGTAGTGGAAACACATACGATCGCCATTGACCGGGTGCAACGCTTGCCCCTACTGTTCGGGCATTGAAACGAAAGGAACGTTTGATGACTGACACTGTTTCCAAGACTGACGCGGTTGATCTGGCCCACACTTATCACTGGTTCATGCGTGACCTGAATGACGGCCACGACCTTGGCGTCTGCATCTATGGCGACTGGTTGTTGTCGATGCAGGAACGCATGGGCGTTGAGCTAATCGACCAGTCGCGCCTTGCGGATATCGTGGCCCATGCAAACGAACGATACGAACGGGAGGCGGCATAATGCGCCTAGCCCTAGCCCTTATCGCCCTAGCTATCGTGTGGCTTGCTTGGCCTAGCACCGATTGCAGCAACCTAACCGAAACCGAATGCGAGCGCGCCGAATTGATCGACGCTGGCGCTATTGATTGAAAGGGAAGACCATGACGATTGAGACCTACACTGTCACCGCTCCCGCTAACTGGGCCTGCTACTACATTAATGACGATTGCGGCGGCATGGACGACGACGAAATTACCGCAGCGGATAGGTTTGCGGAGAGCTTGGACGGGCGGATTGTATCTGCTGACGGAGAGGAATTTTTTCAGCGATGGTTCGACGCTGCGCCGTTCTATCCATACGCGGCTCCGTGCCTGGAATACACTGTAATTAAGGATTAGGCGCCCGCCTTCACTGGCCAGCTTTGCCTATAGGCTGGCCAGCACTGGCAGACGCCAAATTGGAAAGGAAAGAATAATGACACGCGATAGCATGATTTTGTCCTTGATTGAGGCTCAATGGGAAATGATGAGCGAAAGAGATTTGCGCGCAATGTTTATCAATTGGATGACCGAAGAATATCGGGAGCTATCCGACGATGAGGTGCGCAAAGACTATGACGGAATGTTTAACTAATTGAGAGGATTGACCATGACGAAGACAACCCGCGATTATCGATTCGAATTGATCGACAAGGGCAATGCAATGGGCGTCACGTTGGACGGACAACCCGCCGCAATGGCGGGGGCGCGTTCCGATTTTGGTGTCGTTCGTTTGTTAAGCGGAAAGGGTGGCGATGTAGAATATTCTTGGTCCGCAATCGCCCGCATTTTGGACAATGGCGGCGCGTTCGTTAGCTAGGCGCCCGCCTCCACTGGCCAGCTTGCTACAGGCTGGCCAGCATTGGCAGACGTTTTAATTGGAAAGGAAAGAGCGATGTCCGATACACGCAATATCGCAAAAGCTATTGAGCTTGTGCAATCCGCTTTCTTTGAGGTTTGTGACCGGCTTGAAACAGCAAGAGGCGCAACCCGCGATTGGCTTACAGAGCAAAAGGAATTGCTGGCAGAAATTGAAACCCGTCTTGAAGCGGAATTGGAAGGGAATTGAGCAATGGCCTACAATGGATGGACGAACCGCGAGACTTGGATGGTCAACCTTCATTGGGGTGACTATTGGCTAGAGCTTGGCCTTTGCGGCGATACTGTAACCGCGGAAAGCGCACGCAGTGACGTAGAGGCGTTTGTCGATGAAGCCCTGGCCTCTATGTCGGAAGGGCAGCGCCTGTTTATCGAAGATTGGATCGATCTTGGCGCGGTTAACTGGAACGAAATTGCTAGCCATTACGAAAGTGAAGAGGCGTAACAGTGGCCGATATGAGAGAGAACTATAACGCAACAGAGGGCGAACGCTTACACCGCTTGTCAATGATAACCGGCAGCAATGCGCTTCGCGAAGCAATCAAGAGAGAGCATCCGCGAATCTTTGCGGTGTTAATGAAAGGAAAGAAAGCATGACTATCATTGGCGGGAAAGATCGCTGCGACTATCGCACGCTCGGAACAAAAGCTCTGATCGAGGAGGCCCAGTATAACCCCAACGCAGAACTTTGCATCGCAATCGGGGAGCGTTTGGCCGGTCTGTATTTCAGCATCAAGGGACAGGACAACGAGCTTCAAGAGCTTCGCGACCGCTTGGCGCTGGCAACTAGCGCGGCAGTGTCAATGCGTGCTGAAATTGAATCCTACAAGGAGCCTCGCAATGGATAAGCAGAAAGCACAGGCCGACAAAATTTGCATGGATGCGGCCAGCATCTTCCGCGCAATGGACGCAATCAAACAGCAGCAGCGGGAGCTTGACGCTAAACTAGTGCAGCAGATCGCGGCCTACCGGGACGTAGTTAAAGTTTACGGATGGAGCCGCGACCATATGCGCCAGGCTTGTCAGGCGCGGGGGCTGCTGCTGTGACGCCGGAACGCTTTAAGGAGATGCGCGAAGAGCTAGGATGGACGCAATCTGCCCTAGCCTCGGCGCTTGGCGTTAGCCTTCGCTCGATCAAGTATTACGAGGCGGGCGAAGTGCCTATCTCCCGGCCCGTAGCATTGCTGTTAGAGTCCGTTCATGGAGTGGCTCATGCTCAAGGATAAGCCTCTACTGCTGACAATCCTTTACTGGATACTGGCAATCACAATCTGGCTGTTATGGGCTGTGCTATGAGCCACGCCCGTGACGCAAA